CCACCTTTAGACTTCATTGGATAATGGCACTTAACCCATATTTTCTCCAAGGTGCTCCAGGAGAGCAGAATTTAGTTCAGGATTTAATAAACGAACATCTCAGGATGTTTGGTATAGATGTTTATTATATTCCTAGAAAGCAACTGAAAACTGATAATATTTTAAACGAAGTTCAAAGTTCAAAATTTGATGATAATTATATCATTGAGGCATATTTGAATAATTTTGAGGGATATAGTCCTTCAAATGACATTATGACTAAATTTGGATTAAAGTTGACCAATGAAATATCTTTAACTATCTCCAGAGAAAGGTTTGAAGAATTTATTTCACCATTCCTAGAAACTATGCTTGAAAATGAAACAAGTAATCCCAATTATGACGATGGGGCAAAGGTTGTTTTATCAAGCAGACCAAGAGAAGGTGATTTAATTTATTTTCCTCTCGGTGAAAGATTATTTGAAGTAAAAAGAGTTGAATTTGAAAACCCATTTTACCAATTAGGAAAGAACTATATCTATGAATTAAAATGTGAACTCTTCGAATATGAAGATGAAGAGATTGATACTGGTATTGAGGAGATTCAAGATACGGTTAAGGATTATGGATTTATCTCGACTTTGATTTTAGTTGGATCTGGAATAACAGCAACTGCAAATGTTTCGATAGCACAGACTGGGGTTATACAAGCAGTCTATTTAAATAATGATGGATATAACTATACTTCTGCACCAATAGTATCCATATCTGCTCCTTCAGCAGGAGGACAGAGGGCAACTGCAGTAGCAATTTTAAATCGCAATTCTGTAAGGGAAATCCTATTAACGAATGCTGGATATGGATACACTATGCCACCAACGGTCAGTATAAGCGGTGGTGGGGGCATAGGAGCAGCAGCAACCTGCGGAATAACATCTAATGCAGTATATTTGGTTAATTTGACTAACGCAGGTTCTGGGTACTATAGCAGTCCAACTGTAACCATAGGGTCGCCAAATTCTGGACTTTCTACTGCAACAGCATCGGCACTATTAACTGCCTCTGGAACCATTTCCACAATTAGAATATCAAATAGTGGTACTGGATACATATCAATACCTTCTATAAATATTTCATCTCCACCTAACGTTGGTGTTGGTTCATTTATAAGTAATGAGGAAATTGTAGGATCCACTTCAGGAGCTAGAGCTTTCTTAAAGAGTTGGGACTTAGTTTCTGGCGAAAGAATTTTAAAAATTTCTCTAAATAGTGGTACTTTCCTACCTGGAGAAATTGTAGTAGGAGCAGCATCATCTGCATCATATAGTGTTAAATCATATAGTGAGGAAGACACTTATGATCCATACGCCAAGAATGATGAATTTGAAGCTGAGGCGCAAAATATTCTAGATTTTTCAGAAACAAACCCATTTGGTACATACTAATGCTTGGAACATATTACTATCATCAGATTATAAGAAAAACAATTGTTGCCTTTGGAACTTTGTTTAATGAAATTTATATTAAACATGAAGATTCTGATAATAATCAAATTTCTGAAATAAAGGTTCCATTATCATATGGACCATCGCAAAAGTTTCTTGCAAAAATCAAACAGCAATCTGATCTTTCAAAACCAATTGCAATTACATTACCAAGAATGTCATTTGAGATGACATCTTTAGCATATGATGCAACAAGAAAAACTGGAGTAACTCAGACATTTAAGGCAGTAGATGCTGAGAATAATATTAAAAAAGTTTATATGCCAGTTCCTTATAATATTGGATTTGAATTAAGTGTATTAGCAAAGTTAAACGATGATGCCTTACAAATAGTAGAGCAGATTCTACCAGTATTCCAACCAGGATTTAATGTAACAATAGATTTAATTGAATCTATTGGAGAAAAAAGAGATGTCCCTATCGTATTGAACAATATTTCATTCCAAGATGATTATGAGGGGGATTTTTCTACCAGAAGATCATTAATCTATACATTTTATTTTACTGCAAAAGTTAATATGTTTGGTCCAATCTCAGATAGCAGCGATGGACTAATCAGAAAAGTTCAAGTTGATACTTATGCTGGAACAGATAGAAATACAGCAAGAAGAGAAATGCGTTATACTCTGGTTCCAGATCCTATCGATGCTCAACCAGATGATGATTTTGGATTTAGTGAAACTATAGAAAATTTCTACGATTCTAAAGTCTATAGTCCAACACAACAAACAGATATTTGAGGTTAATTCATGGATTCATTTGAGTCTATTTCAAGTTCATTGAACATAGAAACATCTATTGTAGAAAAGAAAACTGAGGTTGAGATTGTTAAAAATCCAGTAAATGATAATGACATTAAAAAAGATTATGAGTATACAAGGGCTAATTTATACTCATTAATTGAAAAGGGACAAGAAGCAATAAATGGAATTATGGAATTGGCTGGTGAGAGCGATTCACCAAGAGCATATGAAGTAGCAGGGCAACTCATCAAGTCTGTCGGTGACGTAACTGATAAGCTTATAGATTTACAGAAGAAATTAAAGGACGTTGAGGAAGATACAACTAAGACTACCAATAACGTCACAAACAATGCTCTATTTGTTGGATCAACCGCAGAGTTGTCAAAACTGTTAAAGCAAGGTTTTCTAAATAATAAAGAATAATAGATTTTTATCAATGAATGAGCAATTAAAACCATATAATAGCGTGGAAGAGATTGCCAAAAAGCATCGTCTTGAAGTTTCTTTTATTCAGAAACAACTCGATATGGGTGCTCCAATTGAACATGAGCACACAAAAGATCAAAAATTAGCAGTTAAAATTGCTCTTCAGCATCTAGATGAAATTCCAGATTATTACACTCGCCTCAAAAAAATGGAGGCAGATGCAAAGAAACATCATAATAAGTTTAAAGATGTGAATGTAAATTTCAATGATGCAGTCAAAGAACTTGAAGATCAATTGAAAAAATTAAATAATATCTCATATAATTCAATTGATAAATTGATGCGTCGTATAATAAAAAAACATAATATGACGGCAAAAGAATTACATAATGCTTTTGTTGAAAAGCATAAGAGAACACCAGATGTTTGGATTAAAAAATTAAACGAAGGTACTCTTCATCAATGGTTTAAAGGATCTAAATCAAAGGATGGAAAACCTGGATGGGTTGAAGTAATTTCTGGAGAACCATGTGCTCGTGAAAAGGGTGAAAAGGGAACTCCAAAATGTGTCTCTTCAGATAAGAGAGCGAGCATGACAAAGCAAGAAAGAATATCTGCACAAAGAAGAAAAAGTGCTGCTGATCCAAATCAACCTCAAAAAACTAGCGCAGCAAAACCGACTTACGTTTCTACTGATAACCCAGAAAGAAAAATGAACGAAGAAAAGGATGTCAAAGGTAAGAGTAGTGGTAAAAAAGACGCTTGCTATAATAAAGTAAAATCAAGATATGATGTTTGGCCAAGTGCATATGCTTCTGGAGCACTTGTCAAATGTCGTAAAGTTGGTGCTGCAAATTGGGGCGAATCTACGGAACAAACCTCCTTGAACTATGATTGGGATACTCCAGTTCGTGAAAGACCAGATAGATACTGCCCAAAATGTGAAAAACTTGAAAGAAGAGATGAATGTAGGTATGGACCAAAATATTGGGATATGTTTTCATTACCAGCAGAAATAGTTAGTTCGAAAAAAGACTATAATACAACTATGCCACATCCAGCAAATGAGGCAAAAGATCATGAGCACTCAATGGCTCGTTCTGAAATTTCCACAGTCATTGCTGCAGCAAAGAGACTTCGTGGAAAGTTGAAGGGTGAAGGTAATATTGAAGCATGGGTTCAGTCTAAAATTACTAAGGCAGCAGACTATCTTGATTCTGCGGCAGATTATCTCGATAGTGGAGAGCATGATGTAGAAGAATCCTGTTGGGTGGGATATAAAAAAGTTGGTATGAAGAAGAAGGGTAAGAAAATAGTTCCGAATTGCGTTCCAGAATCTGTTTCGATTGAAGATGCCAATGGAAATCATTACGTTCAATTCATTGATATTATTAAACCAGAACCACTGAAGGCAAGTAAGGGAATTGGTAGTGAACTTCTTGATGAAAATGAAGTTTATTCAAACTGGAGAAAGGAACTTTCGGAAGACTGGCAAAAAGTCAATCGTCAAGACAAAACTGATGGATTGAGTCAATCGGCAGTAAAAGCATATCGCCGCGAAAATCCTGGTTCCAAACTACAAACTGCAGTAACTGAAAAAAACCCAACAGGTAAGAGGGCAGATCGTCGTAAGAACTTTTGTAGTCGTATGTCCGGAATGAAATCAAAACTGACTTCCGCAAAAACTTCAAGAGATCCAGATTCAAGAATTAACAAAGCTCTCCGTCGTTGGAACTGTAACTAAAATGAAATCCTTTAATCAGTTTATTTCAGAAAGTATTAATATTGCAGGAGATTTCAATGGAAATCTTTATGTAAATGGTTCAGATAATCAACCGGAAGCAGTTGGAGAATCTTTCATTGCCGACGTAGTATGGGAGGGAAAGATGTATAGATTAGAAGTTGAAGGTAAGATGATGAATAAAAATGAACTTGCCGAACAACTTCAAGGTGAATATCCTGGAGCAATTGTTCACAACATTTACCCACAAACAAATAGTTCTCTAAAAATTAAGAACTCACAAAGATATCAACCAGAAAGACTAACTTGGACTGATTAATTATGGCTCAGTGGAATAAGAATCAACAAGATTATTTAAATCAAGAAAGAACCTTACATGAGGTTTATATCCAGGCGGATCAGTATGGAAATATTATAAGTGAAGGTGCTACTGGTAGGGGTGCTTTTGGTGAATATGCAGTTTCTGAAATTACCCCTGTAGTTCAGTTAGACCCAATCTATGGTCTTCCCACAAATAGTTTTCAAACATATTCCTTTAGTAGTGGAATAGCAACAACAAGAAATAGTTTATTTGTTGCAGAAACTGGAACCAGTGCATATGGATATGGTGTAGTTCGTTCAAAGAGATTTTTAAGATACAGACCTGGACAAGGTGGAGTTGCTAGATTTACTGCACACTTTATCAATCCTACTGTAGGTGTAACTTTAAGAGCAGGTTTTTTTAGTCAG